ACAATCCACCTCTATTGGTGGATATGCAGGGTACTTTCGTTGGGGACCGTCGGGACGTTTAGTCACGGCAGGTTCTGAAACAGACCTCGTTAAAATTTTTGGAGCACCAGAAATTAAAGGGGAACTTGAAGTTAGCTTTTTAACAGCGGCTAGCTTTTTGAAATATGGCAACTCATTAAAAGTTGCAAGAGCAATCGACGGATCATTAAACGCCACATCTGCTGGTGTTGCTATGGATCCACTTGATGGAACGATTAACGGACAAGATGATGTTGACCGATTGAATACAAAGCTATTGGCTTTGGGCACGGCTGGCCAACAAAAACTCGTTGCACGATATGGCGGAAAACTTGGCGATTCACTTAGAGTTATTTTTGTAACCGAAGAAAATTGGGCCAATTTACCAGACGGAATTAAAACACAACTTGGGTATAAACCAACTAATACTGTTTGGGCAGAAACCCTTACAGGTTTAGAAGGTGAGGCCGGTGTAAATGATGAAGTTCATATTTTAGTTCTAGATCAAGGAGGAGCTTTCACTGGAGAGCAAGGCGCAGTTCTTGAAATTTATCAAGGGGTATCGCTTGCTTCTAATGCAAAGGACGAATTTGGAAATTCTGCTTATTGGGTTTCTAAATTAAATTCCGGAAGTTCTTATGTTTGGGCCAGCGGTCCTTCTGAAGAGCCTGCTCTTATTCAAGATGCTGTTATAGATTTTTGGGATACTCTAGACTTTTTAGAGGGTGTTGCACCAGTCGGAGGCGGAGGCACTGGCCCAGCAGAAGAGCCTGGCCCAGCAGACAGCTATTTCGTTGATTTGTCCAATGGTGCAGATGACGATACCACTAGTGCTGACGCGGTTGTTGCTGCTATCGATTTATTCGGTGACTATGAGACTGTTGATGTTAATCTAATCTTCGGGCACAACTTTACCGAAGCCGTCGGAACGGTTTACTCTGCTAGTAAAACTAAACTTGTTGATGATAAACTTTTAGAAATTGCAAATGCACGTAAAGACTGCATGGCGTTTATATCAGCTCCATTAACATTATCTATACTTTCAAATGATGTTGATAAAAAAGATGATGTGATTGCTAAGTTTGATTCTATCAGTTCAACCAGTTATGCAGTATTTGACAGTACTCCGGCTTATGTTTATAATCGTTATAAAGACCAATATGTTTGGATTCCTTTATGTGGTCATATCGCAGGTCTTTGTGCTAATACTGATTTTGTTTCAGAGCCATGGTTCTCTCCAGCTGGATTAAACCGAGGTAATATTCAAAGCATTGTTAAACTCGCTTATAACCCTAAGCAAGCCGATCGTGACGAACTATACAAATCACGTATTAACCCAGTGGTTTCTTTCCCTGGTCAAGGCGTTGTTCTATATGGTGATAAGACGGCCCTCACACGTCCTTCTGCGTTTGATCGCATTAATGTTCGTAGGTTGTTTATGACTGTTGAGAAAGCAATTGCTACATCTGCTAAATTCCAGTTATTTGAAATTAACGACGAGTTTACAAGATCAGCCTTTGTTAATGCAATCGCTCCATATCTAAGAGATGTTCAAGGCCGCCGAGGTATTGAGGACTTTAAGATTGTTTGTGACTCATCTAATAATACTTCACAGGTTATTGATAGTAACAGGTTTGTTGCTAGTATTTACATCAAGCCGTTGCGTTCAATTAACTTTATTACGCTTAACTTTATAGCTACCAGAACAGGTGCTATTTTTGAAGAGCTGGTTTAATAAAGGATTGATAAATATTAATATAAACAATAGAAAATAAAAATATGAGTAATATATCAGATTTTAAATCACAATTAACAGGGGGAGGCGCACGGCCAAACCTATTCAAATGTAAAGTGTATTTCCCGCCAGAGCTTTCAACAGATACGTTGACTAAGCTTGGCAGCTTTATGATCAAAGGAGCACAACTTCCATCGAGTGTTATAGCACCCGTCGAAGTTCCTTACCTAGGTCGTAAGTTAAAGGTTGCAGGAGACCGCACATTTGAACCATGGACGATCACCGTTATTAACGATGAAAACATGCTTATAAGGAATGCCTTTGAAACATGGATGGATCTTATTAACGATAATAAATCAAACACTTCGACTTATAGCCAATCAGGTGAAGCATTAAACTATATGCGGCCTGTAGAAGTTGAGCAACTTGGACGTGATGGAGCAGGGCATGGCCTTTCATCTGGTCTTGGTGATGCGATTAAGCGCTATAAATTGATTGATGCATTCCCAACAAACATCAGTGCGATTGATCTTAATTATGAAACTAACGATACAATTGAAGAATTCACAGTAGAATTTAATTACCAATATTGGGTAAGTAATACCACTGCTGCGGCTTCAGACGCAAACTAATCGTTATAATTAGTTAAAACAAATTAAGTCTTAGAATTACCCTTAGTTTCGGCTTGGGGTAATTCTAAGCATTATATATAATATATGAACGTATTCGGATTTGACATAAGCAAAAAGCTAAAGAAAGCAAATATACTAAGCGATGAATCTGACACAAAGGATTCTATTGAAAGTTTTGCTCCACCATTAAATGATGATGGCTCTGCTGTTTTTTCAGGCGGGGGCGCAACATCTGGTTATTATGGCCAAGTTCTCGATTTGGATAATTTAAATATTCAAAACGAAAAAGATCTAATTAAAAGCTATAGAACCGCTGCAGCTCAACCTGAGTGCGATATGGCAATTAATGATATTGTTAATGCTGCTATTGTTGGAGATTCTAATACTGCTCCTGTAAATTTAGTTCTTGATGATGTAGATTTACCAGATAATATTAAAAAGAAATTTAGAGAAGAGTTTGATACGATCATCAAGCTGTTAAAATTTAATTTTAGCTCACACGATATTTTTAGGCGTTGGTATATTGATGGTAAACTATATTACCATTTAATGATTGATTCCGAAAAAACCAAACAAGGGATTAAAGATGTTCGATTAATAGACCCTTTACATATTCGTAAAGTAAAGGAAGTTACTAAGAAAGTTAATAAAAGAACCGGTGAAGAAACCTCTGGAATTACTAAAGAATATTACCTTTATGGTCAAGACATGTCTGCTGGATCACAGGCGTTAAAAATTGATCCAAATGTTATTGTATATGTTCCATCTGGAACAACTGACGAAACACAAAAAATTTCAACGTCGTATATTCATAAGAGTGTAAAGTTAGTAAACCAATTGCGCGTAATGGAAGACGCTCTTGTTATTTACAGAATATCACGAGCTCCTGAACGTCGTATATTTTATATTGATATTGGTAACCTTCCAAAAGGCAAAGCTGAGGAATATGTTCAAGGTATTATGTCTAAGTATCGTAACAAATTAGTTTATGATGCGACTACTGGCGAAGTTCAGGATGAAAGTAAGAGCATGAGTATGCTTGAAGATTTTTGGTTACCGCGCCGTGAAGGGGGTAGAGGAACAGAGATTACGACTCTCCCAGGTGGCGAGAATCTTTCTCAAATTGATGATGTTATCTTTTTCCAAAAGAAACTATATCGTTCATTAAATGTTCCGTTAAGTAGGCTAGATTCTGAAAGCACTTATAATGCTGGACGAGTTAGTGAAATTTCAAGAGAAGAAGTTAAATTCCAAAAGTTTATTAATAGACTTCGCCGTAAGTTTTCGGTCTTGTTTATTGATATGCTTAGAGTACAATGCTTGCTAAAACGCTTATGTACTGAAGAAGAATGGAATGATATTGAACAGAAAATATCAATTGACTTTATTGAAGATAACTATTTTTCAGAGTTAAAGGACTTTGAAATCTTGAGGGAACGTATTACAATGTTAGAACAAATACAACCATTCATTGGTAAGTATTATTCTAAGAAGTGGGTAAGATCTAATGTTCTTAACTTTAGTGAAGAAGATGTTGAAAGAATCGACGCTGAAATTGAAGAAGATCCTGTTGATGATGATGAGTTTTAAAATGGATGCTTAAAACAAAAAATTATATAAATAAATAATATTAAAATGAATACAAACGAATTAATAAAAAGCATAGTTTCAGGCGATACTAAGCAATCTTCTGCGATTTTAACTACTCTTTTAAAAGATAAAGTTAAAACTGAAATCGATTTACAAAGAGTAACTGCAGCAAATAACATTTTTACTGATGCTGAAGATGTTGTTGAAGCTTGTGGCAAAGAGAAAAAGAAGAAGAGTAAAGAAGAAGTAGAAGAAGGTAATGAATTTACTAAAGCTGCTGCTAAAGCAGTTATTGATGGCGAAGAGGAATTCGAATTCAATGGTAAGACTTACAAAGCAACTATTGATAAAGAAGCTGCTAAAAAAATCCTTGGTATTAAAGAAGATAATTTAGAAGAAGCAACTAAAACAAAAGAAGTAACAGTTGATCAATTCTTTTCGAAATATTTCGGAACAAAGAGTTGGGCAAAGGATGCAGACTTTAAAGATCAGATCGATATGATGAGCCTTGGAAGAAAAGAGATTGCTGATTTAATTAAAAATAAAAACAAAAAGGTTAAAGTAACTTCATCTTCAAGTAGAAACGGTTGGCTTACATCTTTTTCAATGGGTGGTTATACTATTGAAGTTGAGTCAATGGACCCCGTAACAGAATTTACGTAAAATGAAACTAATTACAGAACACAACGAGGAGCTAAATTACCTCACCGAAACAAAGGATGGTAAAAAGAGCCATATCATCGAAGGTATCTTTATGCAAGCCGATCAGCTTAATCATAATAAAAGGATTTACCCAAAGGCAATTCTAGAAGGTTCGGTTAAAAAATACGTTGAGAATTACGTTGCAAAAGGTCGCGCAGTTGGTGAATTAAACCATCCTGAAGGTCCTTCAATTAATTTGGATAAAGTATCTCATCGTATTACAGAACTTAGCTGGAATGGTAACAATGTTATTGGTAAAGCAAAGATTCTTGATACTCCAATGGGAACTATCGTTAAGGGATTACTTGAAGGCGGGTGCCAGCTTGGTGTTAGTTCACGGGGAATGGGTAGTGTATCAAAAAATCGCCAAGGCGTTGATGTTGTTAACGAAGACTTTATTCTAGCAACGGTTGATATTGTACAAGATCCTTCAGCGCCATCTGCATTTGTAAATGGTATTATGGAAGGCGTCGAGTACTTCTTTGAAGGAAACCAAATCGTTTCAAAGGCGGCAGAGCATATTAAAGCTAAAGCCGACAAACTTTCTTTAAATCAATTAGAAGAGCAACAACAACAATTGTTCTCATCCTTCCTTAAGGATATTTCAATTGATTTATAAAACAATTTTTTATTATGGTTAATGTGAGAATTTATAGTATGGGAAATAATGAATATAATGAGACTGAGATCGCTTATGATTTCCTCTCCAACTTAAAAGAAACTAAGAAAAACTAAATATGTCTAATAATATATTAAACGAAGAATATGATGTTTTCGACATTGTCGAATCTGACTTAGATTCTCTTGACACGTTAGAGGAAATTCCTAATTTGGAAATAAGTGAAGAAGCCTCTGACTCTGAGGAAACATTCAATGATTCTATTGAAGAATCTGTCGAAGAAACCGAAGAAACCGCTGAAGATATTGCGATCTATAATGAGAGTAATGAAATTAGTGAGGATGTCAATGAGATTGAAGATTATTTAGTACAACGCAGAAATGCACGAACTAAATCCGAAATGGAAATAAGTGAACAACATCCTAACAAACAAGAAACAATGGAAGAACAAGAAATTAGCGAAGAAGTGGTAGCCGTTGAGGAAACCGAAGAAATCGTTGAAGGTTCTGTTGAGCAAGCTGAAGAAGTAGTTGCTGAGCAAACTGAAGAAGTTGAATCTACTGAAGAAGTAGAAGAGATTGAAGAAGCCGCTGAAGTTGAATCTACTGAAGAAGTAGAAGAGATTGAAGAAGCTAAGAAAGCTACTAAGAAAGAATCCGATGACGAAGAGGAAGAAGAATCTGATGAAGATTCCGACGACGAAGAAGAAATGGATTCCGACGAGGAAGACGAAGAAGAAGACGAAGAAGAAGACGTAAAGTCCGAAAAGAAAGTTAAAAAGGAAGATGCTATTACGGTTGAAACCGACGATATTAAACGTTTAATTGAGTCAGAAGAAAACCTTACCGAAGGCTTTAAAGCCAAGGCTGCTCTTATTTTTGAAACTGAAGTTCGTTCACAAATCGCTGAAGCTAAGGAGAAGATCCAAGCTGAATATGATGAGAAACTAACTGAAGAAGTTGAGACAATGAGCTCAGCTTTATCAGAGCAAGTTGATGAGTATTTAACCTACGCAGTATCTGAGTGGGCTAAGGAAAATTCAGTTGCTATTGAAACTTCTCTACGTACTTCTATTGCTGAAGACTTTATGTCTTCACTTAAGACTCTCTTTGTTGAGAACTATATTGAAGTTCCTGATACTAAGGTTGATCTTTTCGAGCAATTGGAAAGTGAAGTTGCCCAAATTAAAGAGGACTTTGATAAGACAAGCGCAATCGCTGATGAATTGGCCGATAAGGTTGATGCACTAACTCGTGAAAAGGTTATTGCTGAGTCATGCGAAGGTCTTGTTGAAACTCAAGTAGAAAAACTAAAAACATTGGCTGAGAACGTTGATTTTGAAGGTGAAGATAAATTCCGTGAGAGTATTAATACTCTTAAGGGCTTCTACTTTGAAGGTACTGAGTCAATTACAGAAGAAACCGAAGAAGAGTCTGATGAAGATTCTTATTCAACCACAGAAACTATTGTTGAAGAAGCCGCCAGCTCTGATGAGCCAAAGGTTTCCAAAGCAATGCAAAATTATTTAAGTGCTATTAGCAAAGGGAAGAAATTCTCCGAGTAAAGCATTTCCTATACAAAAAACAAAAACACAAACTATAAATTAAAAAAATGTTTAATTCAGAAGAACTAGAAAAAAAGTGGGCTCCCATTCTTGAGAGCGCCGATGCACCTGCCTTCGCCGATAACCATCGCAAAGCAGTAACTGCAGTTATGTTAGAAAACCAAGAGAAGGCACTTGCCGAAGCTCGTGGCCAATCTCAATACCTTAGTGAGGAAACTCCTTCAAACGTTGCAGCTGGTACCGATAACTGGGATCCAGTACTCATCAGCCTTGTACGTCGTGCAATGCCAAGCCTTATCGCTTATGATGTTTGTGGTGTTCAGCCAATGTCCGGTCCTACTGGTCTCATCTTCGCGATGAAGTCTCGTTATAATAGCGCTGATGCATCTCCTGTTGATAAAACTAATGATGACGAAGCTCTTTTCGATACTATCGATCAATTCGCTCCTTCTACCTCTACTTCAATTGGTGAAGGCAACATTACTAAGGACATGGGTTTCACTATCGAGAAAGTTGTTGTTGAAGCTAAGACACGCGCTCTTAAAGCTGAGTACTCAATGGAACTTGCTCAAGACCTTAAGGCCATTCACGGTCTTGATGCTGAAGCAGAACTTGCTAATATTCTTAGCACTGAGATCCTTGCTGAAATCAACCGCGAAGTTATTGATTCAATTAATACCGCGGCGGTTCAAGGTTTCCAAAATGACGTTGGCGGTGCTGACGGTACTTTTGATTTAGATACCGATGCTGATGGCCGTTGGGCTGTTGAGAAGTTCAAATCACTTCTCTTCCAACTTGAGCTTGAATCCAATGAGATTGCTAAAGGTACTCGTCGTGGAAAAGGTAACTATGTTATCTGCTCTTCAAACGTTGCTTCTGCTCTTGCAGCTGCAGGCGTTCTCGACTATGCTCCAGCTATCGCGTCCAACTTAAACGTTGACACAACTGGTAACACATTCGCTGGTCTTATCAATGGCCGCATTAAGGTATATGTTGATCCATATGCAATTGATGATTACGCTACCGTTGGTTACAAAGGTGCTAACTCGTATG